TCACATGCTCTCTGCTTGTGCTCGCACAACAACGAACTGGCGCGACCGCTTGCTCGGGACTATTCGTCCATTGAGTCGCAGAACGATCACGCACAGCGCGTAACGCCAATGCTGGTGAGCTGCCGAACGCACAAGACCAACCTTCCAGCAGATCGTTTTCCACCGCTCCCCGGTTGCTCGCCGCCAGACGATCTTTGCGTCCACCGGATCAAGCCACGCAAGCCAGCTCAGCGTCTCCTCCATCCGGCTGATGGCATTGGGCGCAGGTGGAGGCAGCCGTAGCCGCGCTGGCTCTTGCTCAACAAGATCAGCAAACTCGACAAGCATCTTTGGCCACGTGTTGAAGTACCCGGGCACGCGGACGTCGGGCAGCCGCTTCATCACCCCGGCGGCTTCGACGAAGCGCTCCTCGACCAACGATGGTGTCCAGTGCATCTCAGCCATCTCTCGTCTCAGTCCTTCCGTTCCTGCCGTAGAGCTTCTCACCGAGCTGACGGATGAACTCCCGCTCGGTCCATGTGAGCCGTTGATCGTCGACGGAGATCGCGAGCAAACCCTGCTCGCGCCAGCCCTCACTCTTGACCCTCTCGGGTGGCCGCCGCTCGCCGCCGTAACCGCGTGGTGTCCATCTCATCGCGCGACCTCCGGCAGCAGCGCGGCGTATCCGATGACGTCGGCCGCGCTGTCGTGGTGCTTCGGGTCATGTGCGAGGCGAGTAATTTTGAGATCGATCATGCAGAGCACGACCTGCGCCGGCGTCACCGGGTGGCCAAGCGTGACCGACCAGCGCGCTGCTACCGCCGCCATGGACCTCGCCGCGTCGCCATAGGTCGCGCCCCGCTCAGCTAGAACGCTGGCCGCGTGTTGGAGTAGCTGTTCGCCGGTCATACGCTTGCCTCCCCGGCTCCTTGATTGAGGGTAGCGCTTGAAGCGGCGACCAGATCGACGACCGCGCCAATGATGGAGGCAGGCTCAACGTTGCCAAGCCGCCCCATGCTTGCCGCAAGGTCACGCGGCTCGACACCGTGCTGGATGAGGCAGGAGACGACGACGCAAGCATCGGCCAGGAGCGCATCCAGAGCGGAGCCAGTGCGCGCGCCATGGGTGAACACCTCGCCAGGTCGTCCGTTCGGATAGAATCCGATCGTCACCATGAAGCGCGCGCCGCCATGCTCAAGCGCGACAGTCTCGGCGGCGCGGCGATCAGGGAGACGTGCCCGGATCATCGCACGCCTCGCTGGGTCTCGATGGCCCACAGCAGGATGGCGAGCGCATCGGCTTCGTTGTCGTCGGCGGGCGAGAATCCACGCGCGCGGATCGCAGCGATGACCGCGTCCTTGTCGGCGTTACCCTTGCCGGCGATGAAACGCTTGATCGTGCCGACGGGGACGCCTTGATAGGCGATGCCACGCTGCTCGCACCATGCGGTCAGCGTCGCGAGCAGACCGCCATGAACGTGCGCAGCGTCGGTGCTCAGATGCCGGCGCACTTCCTCGTAGTGGACGACGCCGATGCCGGCAGCGTCCAAGGCCAAGCTGTCGAGCCAGCTGCGGAATCGCAGATAGCGGATTCCACCACCGTCGTATCGGCTGGGGCGGAACGACACCGTACCGCTGATGATTTGGCCGTCAGTCGAACGCAGTGCCCAGCCGGTGGTCGTGCCGAGATCGAGCGCAAAAATGGCGCCGCTTGCGCCGACCGAGGCACTGCGGCGGTGCTGCGCCAGGAAGGCAGACATGGTGACCTCCTCGAGGTTCGAGCGGTCGGGGCGACGTCGGCATCCATTGCGGGATGCAGCTCTCGCCCGAACCCGAGTTGGGGCCAGGTCAGATCCGCGACTTTCGTCATTTCATCAAATCGCGGTTTGACGAAACTTTAACGAATGAAACAGGGTATAAGTATCTAATATATATAGTTATTATTACTTTCATCATTATATCAAGTCTCCCCAAAGGGTTCCCCTCCATCACGATCATGGTCCCCAGGTGGGTTATTGGACGCTGATTTGCTTGACGGAATGACGAAACTAATTTGTTGAGTCTTTTCATGGCGTTGCCTGCTGTTTGGCGTCAATTGACGAAGCGATGACGTTTGACGAAAGGCCCGGCGCCAGATCGACGAGCCGATAGACGGTCCCGGGGCGGCCACGCTGCCGGATCAGCGTCGTGACCACCTGCTCGCTCTCGATCAGCGCCAGCAGAATCTCTCGCCGCAGTTTGGGTTCGATGAACTGAGTTCGCCGCGTCAACTCGTTCTGTCTGATGCCGTTCCTGCCAGCAGCCCGGATCAGTTCAATGACGCGCTTATGGAGGCGCTCGATCTCATTGTCGGCGAGATGGCGGTCAGCCTGGATCAGGAGCGTCGCGACGCAGTGATTGACAACCTCGCGCGCCCACTGCGCATCGACACCGCGGACGACAGGCTCTGCGGGATTGGCGCTCACCGCCTTCACCAGCGCGACCTTGGCTGTATTCTCCCACACCCGCGCTAGCACGGCGCACTGCTCGGAGCCGACGGCTGCACGCTGGCGGCGGGTCATGTCCCGGTAGAGATCTTCGAAGATGGCGAGTGCCTCGTCATCCATCTGCACGGTGAGCGGCGCGGGCCGCACACTCGGCGCGCCGGTGGCGACAAGATTGCCTGCAGCTTCACTCCCGCCGACAGCAGCTATGCTCTGCACCGCGGCGATAAGCTCCTGCGGTAGATCGGATAACGCGCCGGCGCGACGATTGCGATCGGGGATGTCGTCCTCACTGCGGAACACCAGGAACCGCGCCAGGCTGCCATCCTCCAGCGAGCTGGCTCGCAGCGCGCCCCAGAACGGCCCCGGTGCGCTGACCCCGTGCACGCAGGCGCAGGGTTCGATGATGTCCTGGCGCGGCCGTTCACGCTGGTCGGCGTATTCGGCGCCGAAGAAGGTGGTTCCGGCGTTGGTTGCCAGTTCGGTGAACAAATCCCAGATCTCGGACAGATGTTTGGGTGCGCGGCGCTTGTCGACCACATTGGCCAGGAACCGTCCGAACTCGTCGATCTGGAACAGCGCGGCCGGTTGGCGCACCAGCGCGGTGATCAGCCCCGCGCCGGATCCAAGGCGCTCACCGCCGAGATGATGCGAGAGGCCGGCCTGCACCAGGATTTCCTTGATCGCCTTGCGGGCGTGATCCTTGCCGCCGCCACTCTCGGCGATGCCGAGCACATAGAGGTTGGAGCGCAGATTGGTCGGCGTTCGGACTTTCCGGCCCATCAGCGCGCCCAGCACCGCGAGCGAGGCGCCGACCGCGAGCCACGGCTGCGGACGTATCGCGGTCGCAAGGATATGCCCCACCATGAGCGCGAGCACGCCGTCGAGGCGGTCGAGCGGCGGCAGCGGCGGCAGCGGCGGCAGCACAAGCTGCGGGCGGGCGGGCATCGACGCCACCGGATCGCCCTGCACCTTCGCCAGCAACCCCGCCGCCGGATGCACCGCATCGCGTGGCGCAGAGCCATCGAGCACCAGCGCAGCATCGGGCTTCCAGCCGCGCGCCATGGCGTGATGATAGAGCGTGCCGGCGCCGATGCTGGTCGGCTTGAAGCCGGCCCAGTTCCTGGCGGTGACGGCGGGATCGTTCTTGGCCGACTGCGCCGACCAGGCGCCGAACAGGTCGGCACCTGCATCGCCGATGGCGCCCTTGATCGCCATGCCGATGCGCACCCAGCTGTCGTAATCGAGATCGGCGTTCGGGATCCAGGCGAGCGCCTCGCGCACCGCGTCCGGCGTGCCCTGCTGGGCATGGGTGGCGCGGGCTTCACCAGTCGGCCGGGCTGGAAGCCTCGCAGGCCGGAGTCGCTCCGGCAGCAGCGCGATGGCCTCGTCGAGAAACGTGCGCGCTTGCGCGTCATCGATCGCCGGTAGGCTGCCGAGATCGAGATCGGCGAGGTTCTCTTCCGGCCAGTCGTAAGGGCGGCCGGTGGCGGGATGGATCGCGTAGGCGACGAACTGCTGACCGAGGCAGAGAACTTCCAGCGGGTGCCGCTTGATGCCTTTGAACGGCACCACGGTGCGGTAAACCAGCAGGCGCTTGGGAGGGCGGCCGATGCGCAGCGCCGGTGTGTCGCCGAGCCGCTCGCGCCCGAGCCGCTCGATGCGTTGCGCGAGCTCGGCATCGTCCGCAATATCGATGTCGACAGCGGCGACGGCGCCGCCGACGATCCCGATGCCGGCGTCGGGCCAGCCGCACCACTGCATCAGTTCGAGCTCGGTGGTGGCGCGCGCGGCGTGCCGGGTCCAATCCGGATAATCGCGCCAGCCGCCACCGCGATAACAGCCCGGCTTCTTGGTGCCGGGTTGGATCGGGATGATCGGATAGCCATTCAGCACGAGACGCGCGCCGAACCGGTCCATGAAGCCGGGTGCGGACATCAAAATGGCGCCCTCTCAATCATGCCGTCGAGGCGGCTGCGATCCTGCCCGGCGAGATCGCGCAGATGGTCACAATAGCCAGTGACGATCGCTTCGATGAAGATCTGCCACTCATCGATGCTCAATTGCGCGAGATCGGTCTTGCCGAGGCTGTCGAGATACTCGCCGCCCATGGCGCTACCCTGCGCCATCGCGGCCCGTTCGTTCGGGGTCGGATCGATCATGCCGCGCCTCCGGTGACAGAGGTCCTGGCAGATGCGTGAGCAGAGCTGGCGGTAGCTTTCGTCGCGTCCGGGATTGTCGATGGACAGGTTGGCGTTGAACCAGCCGAAGCCCCGCGATTGGCGATGGCAGACGGCGCAGAGTCGTCGCATGGATCGAACCTGTAATTGACGATTTCGGTGAAGCGGCCACTCGGGCGCACTTGAATGGCCGCAGGTCTCGGCAGCGCGTCACTCATCGCCAATGCTGCCGCGATGGTGGCAGGCACCGGCGCCGAGCTGCGCGCGCGCCACCAGGCGGCTGCTTTCTCGCGGGCGTAGCCGGTGTGTTCGAAGCAGATCCATTCGCGATGGCGCACGAGCCCGCAGCAATAGTCGACCCGCAACGACGGTGGCTTACCCGGCTTCTCGTGCAGGCCATAGGCGATGTCGGACACTGCGACCCACTGCGGCCTCACGCTGGATAGGATCGCCAGCGTGGTGGCGGTGGCGGCCACCTTGACCTCGGGCGGCGGAAACAGATGTCCGCAATCCGGGCACTGGCGGACCGCCGCCGCCAGGATGCTGTCACAGTCCGGGCAGATCTTGGTGGGCGCCGCACCCTCGGCCTCGCTGGGCGTCTTCGGCGTGACGGCATCAATCGGCCCGTGCCGGGCAACATTGCCGGCAAAGTCGAGCACCAGGCAGTTGTCCTTGCCGGGTGCGAGGCGGGTACCGCGGCCGGCCATCTGCACATAGAGGCCGGCGGATTTCGTCGGGCGCAGCATGGCAATTAGATCGACCGCTGGCGCGTTGAAGCCGGTGGTGAGTACGCCCATCGAGGCGAGTGCCCTGATCTCGCCACGCTTGAAGGCGGCGATGATGCGATCGCGCTCAGCAGTGACCGTGTCGCCGAAAATGGTGGCGCACGAGACGCCGCGCTCGCGGATCGCCTCCGCCACGTGAGTCGCGTGCGCGATGCCAGAGCAGAACACGAGCCAGGACCGCCGCCCCTCGCCGTAGGCCAGCACCTCGTCGATCGCAGCCTGGGTGATTGGATCGCGGTCGACGGCTGCCTGCAGTTGGCCTGCGATGAACTCGCCGCCGCGGCTGCCGACGCCGCCGACGTCGAGCTCGACATCCGTGGCTTTGCTGACCAGCGGGCAGAGATAGCCCTTGTCGATCAGGTCGCGGATCGAGACCTCGTAGGCGATATCAGTGAACAGCCGTTCGTCCCCCTGGTGCAGCATGCCGCTGTCGAGACGATAGGGGGTGGCGGTAAAGCCGATGACCTTGAGGTGGGGATTGATCCGGGCAAGCCTGTCGAGGAACCGCCGGTACATGGTGTCGGAGATGCGCGGGATCAGATGCGCCTCGTCGATCAGCACCAGATCGCATTGCTGGACCTCGTAGGCGCGCCGGTGGATCGACTGGATGCCGGCGAACAGCACCTGCGCGCCGATCTCGCGCTTGCGCAGGCCGGCGGAGTAGATGCCGGCTGGCGCCTCGGGCCACAGGCCGATCATCTCGGCATGGTTCTGCGCGATCAGTTCGCGCACATGGGTGACGATCAGGATGCGCTGGTCGGACCATTGCCGCAGCACGCCCTGGATGAATGCTGACAACACGATCGACTTGCCGCCAGCGGTCGGGATCACCACCAGCGGATGCCCCGATTTAACAGCGAAGTAGTTGTAGATCGCCCTGATGGCGGCCTGTTGGTAGGGTCGCAAGCTCAACATGACGCGGCCTCCCGAGCGTCATTGACCCAGCTGCTGCCGTCGGCCATCCGGTAGACGACATGGTCGTCGCCGGCATCGGTCACTTCCCCCGGCACGAGCTCGGGAATGAACAGGTGCTTGCAGCAGGCGTGTCGCTGCGCGGCGCTGTCGAGCGCGTGGTCGAAGCGCGCACAATGCCAGCCGCCTTCGACCGGCGTTGCATGCAGGCAGGACCGGCAGGTGATCTCTGCGGCGGCGCCGTCATGGCAGACGGCATGGTGGTCGCAGAAGCGGCACTCCCACCAGGCGGGATCATCCGAAATCCTGGCCGGTGGGCGCTTGGCTTCAATGATCCGGTGAGCTTTCTCCATGAGGCGCCCGGCCGCCTCACCATCAGCGTGCACCCGTTCGATGTGCAGTTCGTCGGTATCCTTGCACACCGCCACGTACAACGCCCGGATGATGCCGGTCAGATGCATGTAGATCTGCATCTGCGCCCAATGCTGCGGCTTGGCGACAGCGGCGCCCTTGGCGACGAGCTCGCGAAAACTCTTGGCCGAATGTGTCTTGAACTCGACCACGTGCCAAGTCTTCGGCGCTTCCTTGAGGCCGATCGCGACGGCATCGAGCGAGCCGCCGAAATGCCCGCCATGCGCTTCGACCCGCCACTGCCGGCCGCTCTCGGGATCGAGATCGAGCACGGTGGCGCCGGTTGCCCGCAGATTGCGCACCAGCCGCGCCTCTTCCAACTGGCCAGTTTCGAACAGGCGGAGAATGCGGCCAGAAAACCGCGCTGGCGTCGTCCAACGAAAATCGTACCAGAGCGCCCGCTCGCAGGATTTGCCGATCAGGGACGCACCGAGATGCTCGCGAAACCCGTCGCCGCGATCGGCTTCGTAGGCGGCGAAGATCGCAGTCAGCGTTGGCGTCGGAGGATCGGGCAGCATAGCCATCACAGCGCGCCTCCCTCAAAGCGGGGCAGCATAGCCATCACACCGCGCCTCCCTCAAAGCGGCGATGCGCCTCGTCCATGATGCGCGCCCAGCTGGTCTCGTCGTGGCGCTCGCGCAGCACCGCGATCACGCAGTCCTTCAGGGCCTCCTTCGGCTTCGGCAGCATGGCCATGTGATCGAGCAGTTCCGCACGCTCACGCTGCAGATAGTCGCAGCGCCGTCTTGGCACGGTGGAACCAGTGCGGGTCGATCGGCTTTTTGCTCGCCTGCCGCTGCAGGTCGGCGGCCGCGATCTGGGTCCGGATGGCGGCCATGGCATCCTCGATCTCGGTCAGACGAGCGCGCGTGGCAGCGCGTGTTGCAGGCAAGGGCCGGATGATGTCGCCGTCCATGAGTGTCTCCGAGATATCCGGGGCAGTGGCGACGCGCCGGCGGCTGTCGCTGTCCGTTGACATCACGTCTGACGCTTCCAGGGGGCCGATGTGAACGCTGCGGCCGGGGCCGCCGGCCGGGCCTGCGGCGGTGACGCGGGTCGCGCTGGCTGCGGCGCTGCCGGCTTCGCGGCACGATCGATCGGCACGTAGCGCACCTTGTTGCTTTCGCCATAACCGTTCTTGGGCGGCTGCACCTGGACGTCGGCGATGAGCGGGATCAGATGCAGCTCCTCGCTGTCCTGCACCTGCAGGCGTCCGGTGGCGTGGCAGATCGCCGACAACGTTCGCTGCGCGATCTCCACTGTTTGAGGATTCGCATTCACCAGGTTGAGCCGGTCGAACAACTTGCGGCCGCGGCAAGGGCCCTCCAGCACGTCGAGTTCGAGCCACAGGTACTGGCCCATGCCGTCCTTGGTGACGCGCATCTCGCTGTTGACGATCTGCGCCGGGTATTTGCCGGGTGGCAGCACGTCGAGGGGCTTGGTCGGCTCGATGCCGGTTGCATCGAAGGTGGTTCCGAGATTGGCCATGGCGGGTCTCCTGTTCTGATGGAATCACGGTTGCGGCATGGCCGCGGCGAAGGCCTGCCAGTCGAGCGGCAGCACGTCGGGCAAGCCGTAGCGGTTCTTGGCGAGGAAGGCGGGGCGTTCGGCGGTGTAGAGCACCCGCTCGCCGCTCCCGAGCGCGCGGGTCACCTTCTTGTTGAAGCCGATGTCGGACTTCACCGTGCTGATGCGATAGTTGGCGAACAGCACGACGTCGGAATGCTCCTGCAGCAGCGCCGCAGCACGGGCATGCAGCTTGATGACGTAGCGGTCGTAGGGTTCATGTTCAGGACTGTCGAAGCGCTTGATGTCGGTGTGCGCAATCTGGATCACCGTCATGCCGCGCTCGTCACGCAGCGCGTTGAGCCCTTCGAGATACGAACGCCAGAGATCGAGCGCGGCGACGTAACCCTTGCCGTAGCCCGGCTCCTCGATCGAGCCCCAGCCATTGTCCTTGCTGGCACGCTGCCACACCAACGGCTCAAGCCAGTCGACGCTGTCGACCACCACAGTCTTGTAGTCGTGACGCTCGGTATAGAGCGCGGCGAGCGCCTCCATCACCGCATCGAAACTCTTCGCCAGCGGGAAATGCGGCACCTGGATATTGCCGAGCCCATCTTCGGTCGGCACGACGACGACGCCCGGGGCGCTGGTCGCAAACGTCGTCTTGCCCACGCCGGCGACGCCGTAGGTTAGAATCCGGGGCGGCGATGAGGCGGCCGTCGATTTGAGGGACGCAAGTTAAATAGCCATTATCGGTTTTCCTTGAGCTCGAGACGGAAAGTCGGCTTGCCGGTTCGCACCGTGCGCGCCGGCGCGAAGGCGGCGCGGATGCTCTCGGGCCAGGCGGTGTATTTGCGCTCGGGAACCTTGAAGCTGATCTCGACGTAGTCGGCCGGGTCCTCGCCGGTTTCGCGAATGCGCTCAACGAGCGCGGCGATTTGCTGCTGGTCCCACTCGACCTTCTTCGGCAGGTCGGCGATGACGGTGACGTCGCCGTCCTCGAACCGCACGGTGCCGGTGTCCTTGCCCTGTTGTTGACGGAGCATTGCCGCCTGCTCGGCGTAACGCAGCGCGATCGCGCCATCGAGCCAGTCCTTGACCCGCTTGGCAGCCTCCAGCGCGGCGGCGGCATCGTCCTGGAGCAGCGCGAGCTGCTCGGCCGGGAGCTTGGTGATCTCCCCCACCGGCATTGCGCGGATATCTTCGAGGCGCGCACGGTTGCTGTGGTCGTCCTGCATCACGCGGCCTCCGCAATCAGCATCGATGACAAGGCTGGCGTTTCGGGCCGCGGGCGGGAGATGGCGAGGTAGCTGAACTGGTTTTCGCCGAGGCGGCGCTGCACCAGATGGACAAGCTGCTTATGGGCGGCCCACCGTGCGCGGCTGGCGAGTTGAATGAGTTCCACCCGCTCGCCGTTCGCCAGCCGGCTGGTGCGCTGATCAATGTCGAGAACGAGGAAGCCACGGTGATATTCGAGCGCATCGTTCGGCGCGGCTTGACTCAGCCAAGCGCACAGGTCGATTTCGGTCACGAGCGGTTTTTGCCGAAGGACGATCATCGTGCACCCGCCTGTGCACGTGGCTCGGGCTGCACCGTGCTCGTGCGCAGCTGCTCGGCCTCGTAAGCTTCGATGTCTTCGATGCGATAGATGACCCGGCCGCCGATCTTCAGAAATCGTGGGCCCTGTCCGATCCAGCGCCAGCGTTCCAATGTGCGGGGACTGACGCTCCAGCGCTGAGCGACTTCAGTCTGCCTGAGATGTTTGATGGGCATCGCGCCGTTCCTCGCGTTCGTTTGAACGTGGGCGCGACAATGCCGAGCGATCGGTCACGCGTCGTGGGGATCGCAGGGGGACGGGTGGGGGATCAGAACAGGAAAATTGCAGCCGCAGGGGGGATCGCAGGGGGACAGCGGGGGATGGGAGCTAAATGCGCGTTGCGCGACCGGCGACGCCGATGGTCGTCAGCGCTGCGGCACGCGAAGCCGATAGCGTCCGCGTCCGTCGGAATCGATCAGGCGGCGCCAATGCGGCTGTGACTTGAACACATCGGCCATGCGCGTACTGGAAGATCCGGCCTCGCCCAGGATGAGCTTGCCCTCGCACCAGGGATCCGACGAGGCCGCTGCCGCGTGTAGCCGCTTCACGACGCGCGCCTGCACGGGCCCGAGATTGAGCAAGAGGCCCGCTGTGCGCACTTCGCGATAATCATTGGCCTGCTGCAGAGACTGCGCAGCCGTACCCTTGCGAACAAGGGCGTGCTGCGCCTCGACCCGATCGCGCTCTTCGCGGCGAACCAACAAATCATCGCGGCAAACAGCGACGGTTCGGGTCGGCTCGATCAAATCGCAATACTCTTTCTCCGGGGCACGGAAGTGCGCCACATCGACCTGGCCTTGCCGGAACACGCGGAACAGGTCGCGCTCCTGCAGGTCCTGGAACCCGGTGAAGCGCCGGCGTTCCTGTGGCACCGTGAACCACTCGCCGCCCGCACCCTCCACATACATCCCGCATTCGATCTCCACCCCGAACAGCCGCACCGACATGCGCAGCAGACCGTTCTCGGCGAGGTAGACCAGGTCGCGGTGGGGCAGCTGCCAGCGCTCCTCCAATTCCTCCAGGGTGAAATACGCCTTGTCGATCAACGACATTTTCGCCCCGAGTTGGTCTCAAGCCTCTTGTGTTCTTGTTATGTTCTAGTATAGGATGGCGGATGAATCAATCCCTGTTGGTCCTCAATTTCCACGATTCTGGGAAAACGCCCGATGCGCTACACCATGGCCGACCGCCTCAACGCCCGCTGCCGACAGCTCGGCCTCAATGCCGCGCAGGTCGGCGAGATCGCCAGCGTCAACCGCACCTTCGTCTACGACATCAAGCGCGGCAAATCCGCCAATCCCAACCTCGCCAAGCTCGATCGCGTGGCGCAGGCGCTCAAGGTCGAGCGCAACTGGCTCCTCCACGGCATGGGCGAAGTGCAAGGCGAAGCGCCGATCGTCGAGCATCCTGACGACAGTTTTGTCGCCATCTCATCGGTGGCGGTCAGGCCCTCTATGGGCGGCGGCCATCTGGTCGAACAGGAGCCCGTGGACGGACGCCCGTATCATTTCCAGCGATCGTGGATAAAGCACGATTTGAGAGCCGACCCAGCCAATCTGCGCATCATGCATGTCGAGGGTGACAGCATGATGCCGACACTCCACGATGGCGACATCGTGCTGGTCGACCTTGGCCGGCGCGCGCCGACGCCGCCCGGAATATTTGTGCTTCACGATGGCATGGGACTCGTGGCCAAGAGGCTGGAGCACATCCCCAACAGCGATCCGCCGCGAGTTCGCATCATCTCAGATAATCCAATCTACAAGCCGTATGAAGGCAGCGGCGAAGAGGTCAACATCATTGGACGGATTCGCTGGTTCGCGCGCGAGATGTGACCGCGGCGACGGCGCAGGATGTGCAGATCGTCTGTGGCAGTACCTGAGAAGCAATTCGTGATGAACGGCAGCAAGACCGCCGCGCTCACGGCCGCGAAATGGATCGGCACCGGTGCCGGCGTGTCGGGCGCCATGAGCACGGTTGGATGGGTGCAGCGCGAAACAAGCTTGGTTGTGCTTCAGGCGACATTCACCATCATCGACGTTATCGGCATCTATCGATGGCTCGGCACATGA